CTTGGAACGCCGCCCGGTACGCAGTACTGGACGCCGCCCGATCTGCTGCCTGGACTGCTGCCTGGGGCTCCGTCTGGGGTGCCGTATGGGACGCCGTCCGGGGTGCCGTATGGGACGCCGTCCGGGAAGAATCTCGGGACAGCATTTGGTATGCGGTCCGGGCTGCCACAATCGCTCTCGCAACCCAGGACCTGATCAGTGAAGAGGACTTCAACACCCTGTACGGCCCGTGGGCAAGCGTGATGGAGGCGGGGAAGTGAACTACACGGCAGCGGACTTCGGTCCCAACGGTGAAGCGGTAGCCGCACTGATTGAGAGGGCGCGGAACCTCACCTCAGATCAGGCTTTTCTCCTAGGGGCAGCGTGGGACGCCACCCGAGACGCTGACAAAACTACCGCCTGGTACGCCGCCCGACATGCTTCCCGGGGTTCCGTCTGGGGTGCTTCCCGGGACGCCGTCCGGGACGCCGTCCGAGAAAACTCTTGGGACGGCATTTGGTATGCGGTCCGGGCTGCCACGATCGCTGTTGTGGCCGGGGACCTGATCAGTGAAGAGGACTTCAACACCCTGTACGGTCCGTGGGCAAGCGTGATGGAGGCGGGGAAGTGAACGACACCTACGACTCCCGCCAGTTCTACCGGCGGATGGGCCTGGTCATCAAGGACGCCCGACTCCGGAGGGAATACAGCCAGTTGGACCTGGCACGGTTCATGAAAGTCTCTCAGGGGTCGGTGCAGTTCTGGGAGGCCGGCCTGCGCCGGCCGTCTGCCGAGAGCATTGTCCGGATGTGCAAGGTCCTCCGGGTCACCCCGGAACAGCTCCTGGGGATGGAGGAGCAATGATCCTGGGAGCGATCCTGTGGGCGTTGGGGAAGCGCCGTGCGGATGTCATCGACGCTGCGGCCACGGTCCTGTGGGCTCTCATGGGGGCCGGCCTGATCGGGGTTCTCTGGAAAGTGGTCACCGGACAGGACTAGACAGGGCTCGCCACGTCGTGTACTCTGAAAGAGAAGACAACGACGAAGGGGACACGATGAGGATCACGGCACGCTGGACGACCGACACGGGTAAAAACGGGCGGATGCCGGGCAGGTTCGGGACTGCCACGGACGCGGAGGATGCAGCGCGAGCGTTCATGGTCAAGTACCCCCAGGTAGTGACGGTGTCGATTTCCCACGAGACAGCTGGATGGCTAACGGATGTGGACCGGGCCGGAGTGTCGTCTAACGGATGGCGCCCGTAGGACCCAACGGCCCCTCTCCGGAGGGGCCGTTTCCGTTGTAGCCAGGAGTAGACAGGACTCGCCACGTCGTGTACTCTGAAAGAGAAGACAACGACGAAGGGGAACACGATGAACGCGAAGGCTCGCACCGCCCGCCAGATCCTCCGGAACCGTCGCAACGGCACTGAGGTTCTGCCCGCGGCTAAGCCCCTTCCGGACCTGGCCGGATTCAAGTCCACCCAGATCGCGGACGCTGCGGAGCTGATCGCGGACGGTGGAGCTGTTCGCCTCCGGGGAGTCATCTTCCTGACCCTGTCCACCGACGGGACCGAGACACACCGGACCGCCCCCAACGCCTGCACCTGCAAGGCTGGCATCCGGGGAACCCACTGCTACCACACCGCCGCCGTCCGCATGCTTCTCGCGGCCTGAAGGGACTGGACGACATGAGGTTCATCTGCGTATTGATCGGCTTCTGGTTCGCCCTGGTCGTCATGCTCCCGCACCACACGTCGTACCAGGTGACCGACCCGGCCCCCGCCGTGTCGTCAACGCAAACCAAGTAGAGAGGCAAGGCCGTGGGAATCTTCAGCCGGAGCGGGAGCTCCACCCCGCCCCCGGACTACGACACCGACATCTGCGAAGGCTGCGGTGGAACGATCATCGTAGACAAACAGGGCCGGGGCAACTGCACCCGGTGCGAGCGACTTTCCAACGAGCATTGAGGAGAACAGACATGGGCAAGCACAACGCACCCCCGCCCCCGCCTACCGGGCCGGGTCCGTACCCTTCCGCAGAAGAGAGCCAGGCTAAGGCGGACGCATTCGACGCGCAGTGGGAGGCCAACCAGAACGACGGCAAGTCGCCTCCCATGCCGCCCACCCCTGACATGCGCGGTGGAAACTTCAAGCTCTGAACAGACGAAAGCCCTGAAGAATTTCAACTCTTCAGGGCTTTCGTGTGTCCTGTCCGTGACGAGAGAACCTTACCTGGTCCGGGGCGTTCCCGCCAAAGGGACCCCGAACTGTTCCAGAGACGCGCTGTGAGCTGCCAGGTAGAGCGCTACGCGGTGGGATTCGGCCAGACGGGCAGAGGAAGCCTTGTACTCACGTTGCGCCCGGAGGTGGGATGCGGAGGTGCGGAGCTTAGCCTCCTGGAGCTCTCGCTCCAAGACGCGTCGCTTGGCGTTCCTCCGGCGGATCACGCCGTTCCACCGCCAGTTGCCGGGAAGGGACGCGATCCGAGAGCGCTTAGGAGAGCGGTGACGGTTCGTCCCGATTCCATACTCGCGTCCATCCGCTCCCGCTCCCGTTGCAACGCCTGGAGTGTAAGGCCATGAGCCTCCGACTCCCGTGTGTACTGCGCTTTCCATTCGTCTGCCCTGTCGTTGGCCCGGTCTAGTTCCCGCCTGCTAGCGATCATCCCTGTAAGCCAGAGGACCAGGACAACGCCCAGTACCCCAACGTTTACCAGGTAAGTCAAGGGGTCGGCTGCAGCCTGGTCCATTCTTCACTAACCCTTCACTGTTCCCGTGATGCGGACTGCGCCGGAAGGGTGCGCGGGGTGTGCTTGGCGGACCAGCCGGCCAGGAAGCTGGCCAGCGGGGGAAGGAGGATGAGGATCACGGACTGCAGGGGGGCCGGTACGGAGCCCAGGAGAGCGTGGTCGTTCTCCACCTGGTTGAGAATCGCGACGGCCACGCCAATGCCCGCGGACGCGAGAGCGGAAGCAATGACCTTGACCTCTACGGAGAGCTTGCTCATGCCGTGGGACCTCCAAGCTTGGTGAGTGCAGTGCCGGCCGCGACCAGGTCCGCAATCTGCGCGGGAGTCAGACCAGCACCCTTGGGGAGAGCGGCGATCGCGGTGAGGACTGAGTTGATCTGGGTACGGAGCTCCGCGAAGTGCTGGTCACTCCACACCTGGTAGACACCCATTTGGGTGGCCTTCTGAGTGGTCGGGGACTTCCACTCGTAGTGCCACGTCTGGTTGGCGCATTCCTTGGCGATAGCTACAATCTCTGCCTGAGTCAGAGGCACGTTTTCCTCCTGGGGAGTCTTACCGGGCATCCATTGCCCGTAGTCGTGGGCGTAGGCGAAATCCTTGTCGCAGGAAACGCCGTTGATCTTCACAGTGGCCGCAAGCTGCCGGATCACGGCGCGGTCATCCCACTTGCCCGCGGACCAGGCAACTGTCTGCCAGGCCCAACGGACAGTCTTGGAGTCGAGTAGGGCCTTGACGACCCGGTACCCGCCGTACACACCGGTACGGGCCGGCGTGAGAACGGAAGCCACACCCTGGAAGTACGCGGCCACAGCCGCGGCGGGAGCGTCGTAGTCCACCGCGAAGTAAATGGGGCGGTCCGCCGGGATTCCGCATGCCCTGGCCTGGACCAGGGCAGTACGTGCATCAGCCTGCCCTGCTGCCAGGCCAGCTCCGGCGCGGTTGGCGGTTGTCTCCCACACCACGACCGACCAGACATCGTGTGCGGCCAGGTCGTCGGCTTCAGTCCGGCTGAGGTTTTTCTTCACATCCGAACTAAGGTACCGGCAGGCGAACTTCATACCTGCGGACTGGAGATGCGCGCCCCCGGGATGTGACCAGGCGTAGTCAACGCCGTTGAGGATGTCTGTCATTCCGCCTGCCTTGGTCCGTAGGTGTTGCTCGGTTTCTGTAGCACACGGTAACCCCTGAAGGCTAAACAAGCTACCCGAGACGTAGTACAGTGACGGTTCAGCGGGCGGTCCGGGAAGGGGACCGCCCGCTGTTTACTTGGATCTACGAGAGGCAAACCGTGAAGGACTTCGCCCGACCCCTGGTGGTAGCAGTGGCCATTGTCGCTGTGGCCGTTCTGGCTACGCGCGGTAACGAGGCTCCGGCCGTCCCGCCTGCCACCGTACTGCCGATCCCCGCGACGCTACCGGCCCCGGTTCAGCACGAGTACGCCACGGGCGGGACCCACAGCTGACCGTCCCCGGCGGTACCAACTGCCGGGTTGTAGGTCAGCGGGGTGAGAACGGTGCCGGCGTTCGTCTCGTTGCGGGCGCCGGTCCACAGGTCGATTCCCTGGTAAGGGGAACCGTCCACCATCGAGACCGTACGCGGCTGACCTCCGCAGGAAGTCGCTGTGATGTCGCGCCGGCCGTTGGCGGGGGCGGTGAACCCGACGTTGGCGGGGGCGGTCCAGGGGCCCATCATGGTGGGGGCGGTCATGTACCCGGTACCGGTGCCCGCGCAGTAGCCGCACAGAGGGTCGGAGAACGTCATCACCCAGGTACCCGTCACCGCATCCTGCCAGGCCCCGGGACCCTCAGCCACACCCGTCAGACCACCCAGAGCGTTGGAACCGGTGTTGTTCCCGTTGGCCCAATTGGAGTCGAGGTGCTCTTCAGCCAGCGTCCCTCCGTACGAACAGACGATGGCGCCCGCGCCCGCGGAATCCTTCAGAAGAGCGAAATCCCCGTTGTTCCCGTTGCACTGATGGAGCACTGGCTTGTGCGTGCTGCCGTGCGGAAGACCGGCGGAAGCTCCGCACGGTCCGGCCGGCCCGTTGCACCCCATGATCCAGTAGGCGTTGGTGGTGGCGGACGATCGCCCGTTGACCTCGTTGAACCACAGCACCCACACGCCGTCGTTGCGAACCGCCATGCGCGGGTTGAAACAGCCGTGGCCGTCGTTGGTACCGCACTCAGCGGAGAACGTGGAACCCGTGAGGGGATCGGTCTCGGTAGGCGGGAACAGGGCGGTAGGGGTCGACCAGGGGCCGTTGATGCTCGTTGCCGTCGACACCCCGAACCCGCACCACGGGGAGGCTACGTACCACTGGTACCCGCACCCGTACATGCTGCCGACCATGTAGTAGGTCCCGCCGGAGGAGTACGTCATGCCGTCGTGTAGGTCCACGCCGGCAACGACGGTGGACGCTCGTACCGTGGCGGACGACCGGGGCGGAGTGTGACCGTCAGCCGGGATGACGACGGCCGCAACAAGCCCCAGCGCGAGCGCCAGGGCGGACAAGATCTTTCGTGCGCGGTTCATGATTCGTTCCTGCCTTACGGGGTTGAGGTCACTCGAAAACGGGAGGGGTTACACCCAGGTTGGCGTACGCGTACTCGTGCGACTGTTCGTCCCTCTGCAGGGTCCAATTCAGGGAGAACCCAGAGGGAGGAGTCACACTCTTGATGGCTTCGGCCAGAGCTATAACGTAGGCATCCGCGGCGGGAATATCACTCCCACCGTAAAAGGCCATGATTCGGGCCTGTTGCCCACCATCCCCAAAATATCCGTCGAAGGTGTACTGAACACCGGATGTGGTTTCGCTCATGTTTTTATTCCTTAGGATACGAGTGCTTGAAGGACGATAGACCGATAGAGGAAGTTGGCCACGTCCAAGTTAATGGACTCTCTGTGTTGGGAGGTTACGGTTACTGTCTCCCCCGCAACGCAGGTCAACTGTCGCTGAGTGATGAAAGGCCCCGCGCTGAAAGTCTGATTCCACTGGATTGCCGCAGCGTCCGTGGGGGAGTACAACGTACCGCTGGAACTCCCCGTGATCAGCATATCAGAAAGGGCGTTTCCGGCTGTGGATACGTTGCACCGGACGGAGAGGATAGCCTCAATCCGTCCAGAGAACGGGGCAGTGATGGTAGCTGCTAGCGTGCGGGTAGAGTTGTTGTAAACATTGGAGTTAGTAGTAGCCAGTGTTACATCCTCCACAAAACTCGACTGAAGATTGATCTTGCTGGCGAGGATGAGGTCCCCCGGGGACCAGGTATTGGGCATGTCCTACCTCCTAAAGGGAAACAACGGCGGGGTCGGTAAGCGTCAGAAGCTCCCCGGATTGATGGGTCTTTACCACCCCGTTGGAGGACCGGGCGACTGTGAACGTCTGGGGCACCCCTGAGATCTGAGTTGCGGTCGTGTTGTCGATCAGCATGATCTGATCACCGTACAGGTTGAACCCGGCCCCGGGCGTCCCGGTCACAGAGAACAGGATAGACGCAAACGCCGCGGTCGCGGGAGCGACGAACGTCGTCCGGAAGTGAAGCCACTGGTTGGTAGGGATCGGGGACGCGCCTACGGAGGTGCTGATGAGCACGTGTGCAGCCGTGTACCAACTGATGCTCAGAGCGGGGGAGGTAGGGAGGATGTCCGGGGTCCGCAGGAACCCCACTTCCCAATAGGTGTTCCCTGCGATGACCGGAACCTGATCCGAGATCACCTGGGGGACCGCGCCGGCCCCGGTCACCAGGTGACCCGAGAAGAACCCGAAGTCCGTGAGGGAACTGTCCGCTGTGACGGTCCCGTTGACTGCGGTCCATCCTGCGGTCCCGAACTCGAATCCGGGGTTGGAGTTGAGGACGGAGCCCAGCGACACGACAGACATCTGTTCTCCGGCAACCGTCACGTCGTAGGGCATCTGGAGCTGGTCGATGGACCACGGGAAACCGTCCGTGGCCAGGACAGAGACCGTGGTGGATGTCGGGGTCATGTCGCTGGCCAACTGGGATGCGGAAGAACCTACCCGGCCGTGCGTCAGACTTTCGATGATGCCGACCTCGTACGGGGATTCCGGGACGCACACGTAAGTGATCCGGTGCTCGAAGATCGTGAGGGTTTCCTGGATGCCGATCACGATCAGTTCCAGGTCGCCACCCAGCCGGGACGGGACCCCGGATACAGCGATCTTCTGCCCGAACAGGATGTTGAGAGCGTCCAACCGAACGGGCCCCGCCAGCTCTGTCCGGGCCAGGTTAATGGAGATCTCTGGGTATCGGGGTTCGTCCACGGTACCCAGGTGAAGACTCCACGCAGCGTGGGCAGAAAGGTCACTGTCCAGCATGACGTTGATCGACTCGGAGGCCGCGTACGGACCCACCCCTACCGGGGGAGGGTTGACAGACAGTGGTCCCGTGAGTTGCGTAGCTGTGAACGACGACCCAAGGGGACGGCTAGCTGTGATCGTGTTCTGAACTAGCTTGGCATCCGGCATGGGCTTGGGGATGTTCGAGAGCTGGCCGGTGTCGTAGGCCAGGGACAGGAACGTCCCCTGGTTGTACATCGCGGTGCGGCAGCGGAACGCCAACCCTAGCGCGGTCTCCCGTTCGAAGAACGTCCCCTGGTCTACGTCGATCCCCTCCTGCAGGAGCTGAAGGAACTGACCCGGACGCTGGGGGCCCATTTTGTCATTGGAGAACGTGGTTACATCCGCGTAGTCCACACCCTCTTCCGCGCACAGCCGGCGCATACGGGCCGACACGGTCTCGCCGTTGTACGCGATCACCTGATTGATCAGGTCGAAAACGTTGGTCACGTCGTTCTGCACAGAGACGTGCCCGAAGATGACATCCGTCAGGTTGCGGGAGGGGCCCATCCGGACAATAGTCATCCGGCCGACCGTGATGGATGCGAACGTCCCGCTGAGTCCCAGGACTGCCCCGGTGACGACATCGATCGTGTTGAAAGCCCAGTTGACGCTGCCCCCGCTTTGAGTAAGCTCCATCGACATCCGCAAGCGAATCCCTACCGGGAAACTGAATGCGATGGCTCCCGATGAAGCCAGCACGGCGCCCGTGGAATCGATGCCCCGGAGAGTGATGCCCCCTCCGGTGTTGTAGAGGACTTGCCACTGATAGACCGTGCCCGTGGCTTCAACTTCCATGAGAACCGTGTTGTCCGGGAGCGCCGTGGGCAAGCCCACCAGGAAGCGGACCTGGGACTGTCCAGTCACCTGGTACGGGGGGATGGTCCCGAAGAATTCCCCGTTGTTCATGACTGGGAGGGGTTCAGAGCAATTGAAACCGTTGTCGCTGGCAAGGGACGGGGGTCCGCCCACCAGCCCCATAGCGGGTCCGTCCGTGGCGGAAGCGAGCGAGGTAGCCTGTGAGCCGTCCTCGCATGGCCAGTAGGCCACGGGAGGGGTCGTGACGGCCGCATTGACCGTGCCCCGGTACAACGTCGAATGCAGCGGCGTGGTGCTCTGCCGGAGACGTTGAAGCAGGCCGGCCGCAGTGATGTCCACCCAGCGGTCCGTGTCGGTCGGGTCCCAATCTTCGGGCCACTGGGAGACCTCACCCCAGAAACGGTATGCCTTGTCGTCACCCTTGGGAACGGACACCCTGATCTGAGTGTTGCGGCCGATCTTCCCGTAATAGAGACCGACCGGGTTGTTAGGGGAGAACCGCCCATCGCGGTTGTTGAGCTGGAGCGTGCACTGACCGGGGTCGGGGTTGGCACCCTCGGAGGACATCCCCCGCCGGATCGAGATGTTCCCGGATTCACGGACCATGACCAGCGGGGTAATGTCCTGCCACCCGCCGTCGATCAGAAGTTCCACCATGACCAGCTCGTTGCTGGAAACACCGGTAGCGGACGCGCCAGAGTAGGGGCCTGCCTGACCCCCTAGCTTTCGCTGCCACCCTGCTACGCGTGCCGCTACCGACATCTGCTACCCCCTGCCTACTCATCCCACGTTACGTAACAGGTCATGTTGACTGCCGTGGTGAACGTAGCACGCACCCGGAGGAACTTGCTGGTACCGATGATCGGGCGCTCATCCGGCATCCACTGGTAATCGTAGGTCAGATCGGTGGCGCCGGCCGTGAGCGGGATTTGCACCACGTCGAACACCCGAGCCGCAGTGGTGGCTCCTTCCACGGATGCGCTGAACCCCGTGTTGGCCGTTCCCAGGGTCACCAGGGACGCAGGGGCGTTAGGGTCCAACGGCTGGACCCCGGAAGCTACCGCGGCTGTGACAGTAGCGGCCACGTCCGTCTGAAGGAGCTCGATTACTCCCGCTGCGCTGGGGACGGAGGAGATGCTGAATCCCCAGGAGATCGGCTGGAGCTGACGGCTGGACGGGGTGGAAATCTGAAGCATTGTCTTGATAGCCGTACCGGTGGTGACCGAAGCCTGTGCGGCAGTGGTCGGCATCGGGCCGTTCCAAGTCGTGTAGCGATGCATTGCGGTTCTCCTAGGTCCCTAGTGCGGCCTGAACGCTACCGCTGCCGGTACCGCCGATATGCCGAATGGTCCGCCGTAGCGGGTTGATCAGAAGTTTGGACATAACCTGTCCATCCATTTGGAGGACCACGACCATCGGGGTACCGTCCCCGCCACCCCCACCACCCATAGCACGCATGGTATCGGGGTTGCTCATTACGTGACTGCCGGCCGGGAGGTGAACCAGTTCGGGCCCTTGTTCCCCGACCATGGTCAGACCACTCCGGGTACCTCCGGACGCTGCCGCTCCCACCGTTCCACCGTGGGCGAATCCAAGGAAACCACCCACAGAGTTGGCAGCACCCGAGATCTTCCCCACCAGACCTGAGACCTTGCCCAGCGTGTTGCTTATGAGGCTGTTGATACTGCCTAGTACACCCTTGATCACGTTATATGCCGAAGTGAACGGGGACGACAAGATGTGGTTGAGACCCTTCCAAGCGCCCTCGATCCAGTGGACGACGTTCTGCGCCCCGCTGAGAATCTGCTTCCAGTAGCGGGTGATCAGGTAGACCGCGGGGGCGAACGGCCCGGAGAGAAGCGTGGCCACGAGTTTCCAGTGGTCCCGGACCCAGTTGAACGCGGACTGGGCCGCTCCAGATATCTGTTTCCAGTACTTGACGACCAGGAGAACCGCGATCCCGATGGGGCCTCCGATGATGAGCGTCAGGAGCTTCCAGTGGTCTTTGATCCAGTTGAAAGCAGCCACGGCTGCATTGACCACAGCCCGGAACGCGATGACAGCGACCTTGCCAATGTCGTTGATGATGTCGCGGAAAGTCTTGGAGTGCTTGTACGCCTCGATGAACCCGATCACGAGAGCTGCAATGGCCAGGACGATCAGCATGATCGGGTTAGCGTCCATGACTGCGTTCAGGACGCTCTCCTCCCCAATGAACAGGGTGGTCACCAACGCCGCGGTCTTCATAGCGATCGTGTAGGCGACCAATGCCCCCATCAAGGCGACGATCCCAATCACCAGAAGTTCAGTGATCGTCTTGTGTTTGGTCATCCAGCTGACTACCGCGGTGAGGACCGGGATCAGCTTGTTTCCCAACTCGATCATCAATGCCCCGAGACCGGCCGTCAGTTCCGCAGTCTGCTGATGGAGAGTTTTCTGCGCCAGCGCAAACCCTTCTACCTTCCCATTGGCATCCGCGGTCGCACCGGTCACATCCTTGATGGTCTGAGACGTGGCAGCGAAGTTCTCCCCCACCGTGGACAGGGCAGCGTTGGCACCGGTCGCGGTGCCCATGAGCCGCTTCAGGGCTGCAGCGAACTCCGGGGTACCTTCCTTGCCTGCCTTGGACGCCTTGGACGCCAGGTACTCCATAGCGTCTGTAAGACCGTTGGCACCGTGGAGCTTGGTCTGAAGTTCGGCGGTGCTCACCCCAAACTCCTCGAAAGCACCCTTCATCACATGCGTAGGGTTGAGTAGCGATCGGAGAGCCTGCGCGAGGTTCTGCGCCGCACGGTTGGCCGTAAACCCGTGGTTGGTCATCTGGGACAGGGCCGACATGACATCTTCCATCGAGATGCCGGCCGCGGAAGCCGCGGGCACGATGTTGGCGAACGACTTGGAAAAGTCCTGAAGATTCGTCTTACCGTGGGAGATGGCTTCCACCATCTTGGAAGTGACATCCGCTGCGCTACTGGCCTTCAGGTGGTAGTCCACCAGGATGTCAGTCAGCGCCTTAGCCACCTGAGTAGTGTCCGCGCCTTCCGCTGCCGCTCCCTGCGCTGCAGCCTTCAGTGCCAGGAGACCGTCTGCCCCGTGGAACCCGGCTGCTTCCACGTAGTACATGGCTTTCGACAGATCGTTGGCGGAAACGCCAACCTGCCCCGCCATGTCCAACATGCCCTTACGGACCTTGTCGATCTGGTCGACCGACTCCCCTGCGGAGGTGACGAGTCGGGAAGTGGAGGACTGGTACGTACTGGCCATCTTGACCGACTCAATGGCGATACCCGCGAGCGCTGCCGTAGACACGGCTGCAGCCTGGTTCATCACCCCGGACAGTCCACGCGCGCCGGCCGTCGCGGAAGCGAAACCAGGCGTGGCCAGGTTTCGGCTGGTCACGAGGATTTCCACAATGTTCGGCACTAGTCCTCCATCTCCTCTCCCTTGCCCATGTTCTCTATGTTCATCAGCTGCAACAGCCCTGCGTCCTCATCCAAGAGGGTTTGTAGCGTGTAGCCTCCGAACCTTTCCAGAGCTCCGAGAACGAATCGGGCGTACTTCAGTTCCCGTGGTTCGGAGACAACGCCTCCATCGGGAGTTGCACCTCCTGGAACGTCTCGCCAGAGTTGGAGCTTACGGGCAAAGGGGGCGCCACTCCCGAAATGGCCTCCGTCCATGCGGAAATGATCGACATGATCATGTACATGTCCTGTTCCCGTAGACCTTCCAGGGTCGCAGGCACCGGAGAACCGTTCTCGTACTCCAGATTCCAAGAAACGAGCGAATCAGCCAGCACGCTCAGCGAGGTGCCTAGACTCGACATAGAGTCTTTGGCGGTGTCTGCAGAGAAGTTGCTCATGTTCATCAGTGCCCCGATGCTGGCCGATCCCATCAGGACCTCCAAACCGTTCAGTTCCTCATCCTGGAACTTCAATCGGAACTGCTTTCGCTGCGGTGTGAATCCCATAGCAGCCTGCCTCTCAGTAGTCGGTGGTGAACAGGGGATCAGGACCAGACGGGCGCGGTGCCGTCTGCCAGGACCGCCGGAACGGACCAGGTCAGTTCACCGGTGTTGCTCCGGGTCAGAGCGTAGTCGGTAAGCAGGGTTTCCGCAGACAGGAACGGAGTGGACCCCGAAATGGGCTGGATCTTCACCGTGCGGATGACCCGGGTGCTCGGGATGGTGGCGAACACGACGTGGCTGGAAGCGGTGTTGAACACGCCGTTGAACGTAGCCGAGTAGTCAGCCAGAAGCAGCAGACGCTCATGCGCGAACTTGTCGACGCCGGTCGTGTCCTGAACCGCGAACGGGGTGGAGAACTGGAAGTTGGTGACGTCGTTGCTGATGGTCTGGGGGGAGCCCGCGCTGTCGTCAATGAGGACCGCCGCGCCAAGTCCGGTTACCTTTGCCATGGCCTAGCCTTTCTGAATCTCTGAGTTGATCCGGTCTTGGTTCGCCCGGAAGTCTTCGGTCCAGTCTGCAGCATTGGCGTGGTGGAAACGCTGCCCGGACGGGTTGCCTCTCCAGTCCCCGTGCCGCCGCAGATACACGTCGGGCCGGGTACGGTGTTCTGCGAAACAACGCTGGAACGACTCGAAACGGAACACGGTCAAACCGGCCCCGGTCTTTGCCTCTGTGAACGTGCGGCCCGACCCGGTGCGGATGTACCGCGCCTGGTTCAAGCCCAACGGGGTGGACTCGTCCACGGTGGTTTCCCAACCGTGCTGCCACGCCTGGCATCCCGCGTCCTTGCAGGCTGTGATGATGCCGGTGTCCTTAGATGCGGAGATACCGTACGTGACGTAGTTCTCCACCGGCATCATCGGCTGAACTCGAAATGGCTGCTGCATCAGAACTCCGGGGCAGTCAGGTTGCGGGTGAAGGACACAGCGAAGATCAGGGAGGAGAATCCGCCCGTGGTCACCGTGCTGACCCGGACGTACTGCCGGACCGTGGCGGTACCGCCAACGGCGATACGCTGCGCCTGAGGGGTGTTGGTGGTCACCTGGGTGAAGGCGCCGGAGGCCAGATCAGCGAACGTGACGTTGTCCGCACTGTCCTGGATTTTCACCGTCGCATCGGTACCGGTGAAGCTGAACACGTGAAGGTACGCCTGAAAGCCGAAGGAGGATGCAGCCGTGTTGTTCACCGACGTGCCCAGCGTGGCCGCAACGTCGGTCCGCTTGCCGGCCGTGAGCTGCTGCCCCCACTCCAGCCCGTAAGTGTTGGCCTGGACGCTGATCGCGTTGGTCAGCATCCCGTCTGTGGCCCGGGTCGGAGCGTAGTCGATCTGCTTCCCGTTGAGATTCGCGGCCGCGCCTCCGAGTACCGGGGTGATGTAGTAACTGGTGATCACGTCGGTCCGGGGAAGAGCGGATAGCACGGCGTGCTCAGCGTTGGCCGCGTTGTCAAACACCGTGGTGAATTCCATCGTCCCGTCCCGCAAGCCACCCAGCCGCTCATGAGCCAGCTTGTTGATGGCCGTAACGTCCAGCGTGGCGATAGACCCGGAGACGCTGCCCAGAGCGTTGACGTCACCCGACAAGTCATACCCGCTGATAAAGAACGCGTCCCCTAGGCCAGTCTGCTTAGCCATTGCTACCGCCTCTCTTCCTTGATCTCCGCTGCGCTCGGTGCGCCGGTCGGGTGGTGCTTACTGCATACGTAGAATCCGCTGCCGTCCCCAAGAGGAAACTTGCCGATCCGGTTGCACTTCTTTACGGGACAGTTGTGCTTCCATACCACGGTGAGAGCCGCAGCGATCAAGCCCAGGTCACTTCCGAATCCGGACCACCACAGATACCAGTAACTACCCGAACTATCGAGTCCGAGTACGTGCGCGACCCAGTCCACTACGGAGCCTCCGCCCACACGTCGTTGACGATCAGGGGGAGGGTGATGACGAACACCCGGAACTTCTTACCGTCCTGGTCCAGGTAGCCGGCCGTGCACTTCAGCTTGTTCCCGGACTCCCCGAACAGGTCCACGTCCCGGACCTCTCCGCCCAACTGGAAGTCCCCTGAGTACCGGGTCATGAGCGCGTCAGCAGCCTTGATGATGGCGGGGTCAATCGAGTCGTACGGCTGGGACTGGAAGTTCAGGTAAATCCGGATGGTGAACGTCAGACAGATCGTCACAGCGTTGAGACCGCTGCCACCCGGGAACGGCTCAATGGACTGAAGCCAGATAGCCGCATTGAGGCCGTTGCCGGGCGCGTTCTTCGGCTCATGCCCGTTGACCGACTCGAACATCCCGGTAGCGCCCGCGTGGGAGATCACCTGGGCAGAGATGGCGTCCGCGTTGATGGCCATCAGTTCATCCTCCGTACGTACTCGGGGAGGAATCGGAGCGCCAATCCCACAGCTTCGGAGTTGAGCTTGTCCCGGACCTTGCGGAAGGTGCCGTAGCCCTTGAATCGCGTCGTCTGGTTCCGGCTGGAAGTGCCTTCCAGCCACGGGCCGTAGATCACCCCGCCGTCCGTGACCACGTCCACGTAGTTCGCTCGTCCTTCTACGCGTACTTGGGATTCGTAGTACCCGGTCGGGTTCTGCAAGACCTCGTGAAGGGTCTCCAGAACCATTTCCTTGCCCTTCTCGGCAATCCGGTACCGCATCTCCAGCTCGTAAGCCTTCAGGGTGGCGGACGCCCGGCCGTCGAACATGGGGCCTGTTGGGACGGCTGTGAATTCAGGCATCGTCACACCGTCCTGGATCGGTGCTTGCGTCCGTACAACCGCTGCGCCTGCATCCGCAAGCCGATCAGACCAGTACCGATGTTCGCCTCCTTGGTGGGCCCGCTGCCCTGGACAGTGGCGTACGCCCCCTGCTCCAGGCTCAGTTCAGCGGTAGCCTCCCCCACGGCGAGCTGACGGATAAGGGACGGAACAGCGTGCACGCTGACCGGGGAGGAGATCAGGTGGGTCGACGCGGTGGTTCCCTGCGCGCCCCGGGTGACTGTGAGGACTCGGCTCACGAAAACCGTGGCACTCGTGTGCGCGGACAGTACCGTCCCGTCCCAGGCACGTTTGACGATCAGGTTGTTTCCCGTAACGTCCACGATCAGCATCCGCTCCGAATCGAGCGTGACGACCTCGTTCACAAAGAACTTGGTCCCGTCCGTCACAGTCAGGAGGGTGTCGGAGTTGAGGACCGTTCCGGCCCCCGCGCCCTGCTGCGTCTGCCCGCTGGTGACGTTGGCACGCTCGGTGACCAGGAGCCTTTCCGTGCCGATCAGGAGTAGGTCTCCGACCCCGATGGCCGCGCCGTTGGTGACCGTGGCCAGCGTTCCCGTGGTATCGGTCATCGCTACCGCCAGCGTCCCGCCGGCCCGGGTGTCTATGTTGAACCCGAAGGTCCCCGTGATGACCACGTCTCGCTGCGGAGTGTCCCCGCGCCCGAAGGAAGCACTACTGGACCTGTTGAGCTCCAGGTAGGTGAACGGGGGGGAGTACTGGGGGTGCCCCCAGAAGATCAGGGAATTGTCGATGACCTGGCCTCCGCTGGTGACCACCGGAACATTCACGGTGACATCAGCGATCTCGGATTCATCGAACCAGATGCGCCACGGGTAGGCGTACTGGAAGTTGGGCCAGTCCCATGACTTGACCGTGTTGGTCGGGTAGAAGACACGGTGCATCAGTCCGTCGACGGTCCGCGAAGCGGCCTCGATGGCTCGGTCAAGCTGCACGTTGTTGCGCGCCGTCTGCTTATAGTCCAAAGCAGACTTCACGTCCTCACGCGTGCAGTACACGGGTGTACTGATGGTCACTGCGTCCCCTACCGTTGACTCGCTTACTGTCCTAGGGCACCCGGCCCCGGATCAGGGATGGAATGAAGTTGTTGCACACAGAGTAGCGCGGATCAGGCAGGATCGACTATCAGCCAAGCGATGGTGGACGTATCGCCGATGGTGAGGCTCTTAACCCCGAAGGAAGTGCCCGCGATACGGGACGACACGTAGGCCAGACCACCCACGGTTCCGCCCGGGGTCTCCACTGACAGGAAGACCCGGGACGTAGCCGTTACCCCGGTCGTAGCAACGGTGACCTCCGTGATCCCGTTGAGAACGGCCGTGCCCATTTTGGCGTTGGTACCCTCTTTTACCTGTAGACCTTTCCCGGCCGTGCCGATGATGAGGTTGCCATTGCTGGCAGTCACGTCTCCGGCCGGGATGCCGGTCGGGTTGAAGAGGGGCATGTGTCCATCCTGTTGTTCGGGATCTACGATTCGGACCAGGCTATCGCGAGGTTCCACAGTTGGTTGACATCGCCCGACGCAGTACGGATCACCAGACCTTGCCCTGCGGCCATGACGAAACTCGCACTGTTCGGAGCGATAGCGGGGGTGGGCACGTTGGCACCCGTTTTAGCCGCACTCAGGGCCGGCGGGAACGCGCTCAGCATGGTGCCCACCGTGGTTACGGTCGGGTTGCCCGTCCGCACTTCTGCTACCGGGTTGGCACTGGTCGTGTCCATCCGATTCACGTTGGCTGCAGCGATCAGCGTCCCTACGCTGGCCGCGGACACCCGAAACAGGCTCATGGAAACCGCGGATGCAGTCAAAGCGCTGGCCCAAGGTACGACGTTCAACGCGTACAGAGTGATGGTCTTCCCGCTACCGACCGGGTTGAACAGAGACAGGAAGTTGTTGGCAGCAACGACCCCGGGAAGATCTGCCAGGGCAGTGCTGTAGAAACTGACCCCTGAGAGCATTCCCGGGACCGTGCTCACGGTCCCGCTCACCACCTGCGTACCCGTGGGCGTGGCGGTGACGGTCCCGCTCACCGGCAGCGTGGCCGGGGAGGTGATGGCTACGTTCTGGGTACCGCTGGGGCTGGTGGTCACCGTTCCGGTAACCATGGTGGGAGCCACTACCGCGGTAGCGAACAGAGGCATTACGTCACCAACTCGTCAGTCGTGCGGTTCCGTTGGCACTTGCCCAGATGCCGTCTACCTGACCCGCATACAGCGGGGTGGGGAATTCGAAGAACGCGCCGGCTGCGAGCTGCACCGTGTAACTCGTGAGCGACGCAGTCGCCCCGAACTTCACATACAGGACCGCCGTGCTCTCATTGAAGATCATTCGCATGCGGTCGTTCCCGGCAGCGAACAGGTTCACGTTGGTTGCGGATGAGGCGACGTTGGCTGTAACAGCGGTTGTCGCCTGGGTAACGGTCATTCGTGCTCCCTGCTACATGCCGGAGTGGATCTCCGGGTCCCAGTCTTGCGGATACGACCAGCCGTCGTACGGACAGAACCACACACCCGGCTGGTTCGGGGGGCCCAACCGAAGCGGCTCACCGTCGTTGGGGCAGGCGAGCGGGGGCTGTGTCCGGTAGTAATCGACGTAGGACGCCTGAAGGACGAGGGTCGAATACAAGTCCCATCCGGTAACCCCGCCGGCCATCAGACTGCCTCAGGGCCCTCGAACTTGTCGGACATGGATGCCGACTCCTCAACCGGGACAGGCTTGGGCTTGCGGTTGTAGGCGCGCTTGACGGTCGCCTTGGCATCTTCCACCACCCGGGGGGTGATGACGCTCTGGACGACGCTGGCTGCTTCCGCTTCCAGCTCCTCCCAGGCGTTCGTAGCACCGCTGTGATTCGCCTTGGGCATTTCGTGCTCCTCTCTGAGAAGGGCGGATGTTCCACGTGGAACATCCGCCCTACCAGTCTGTCACGTTCGATCAGGCGACCGAAGCGCCAGTGTCCAGCGGGACATACGACAGGTACCAAGCGATGGTCCCCGTGGCAGCGGTGCCCGTGGTGGTCCACGTGATAGTCCCTGCGGAGACTGTGAAGTCTGCCGTTTCGAACATCACGTTTCCCGCGCCAGAAGCGCCGCTCACAGCCAGTTTGCCCAGAGTGTAAACGTCCGGGGTACCAGCCACCACGCTTGCAGCCTGGATACCGATCCACGTACCCGCCTGAAGGCTGGCAGTGGACTCTGCAGTAGCGATACCTGCAGTAGCCGCGGTGCCCACCGTGGGGGCGGTACCGAGAGCCAGGGTGTTCGCTGTGGCCGGAGTAGCCACAGTCACCAGCCCGAACAGGGAGGTGACGAGGATGGCACCACCGGTAACCGTGAACAGGGTTCCGGTCCCCGTTGCCGGCTGAAGAGTAGCCGAACGAACGACCTGGTTACCGAACAGGAGGGTCCGCTGCTGCGTTCCCTTGATGAAGTCAGCCATGACTCACGCACCCAGAATCTGAAGATTGGCCGGAGTACGGCCGACCGTCAGATCATGCGTAACGACAACCAGCGTCGCGTTGGTCGCGGTTACCTTGATGTACTTGTAACCGTCCGCCAGCTGAGTGCCGAAGATGTCGAACACAGACATGAACCCAGTGGTACCGGCCAGGGCAAGCGATGCGGTGGCGGTGTTGGTCCACACTGCGGCCTGCTTAGTCCAGCCAGCGGTTCCGTTGGTTGCAGTGGACTGGTACCAACGAGTGGACTGACCGAAACCGTTAGCCGGGAGGAACGCGTCATACGTCCCGCTGAACGTCTTGGCAGCAGAGACCAGAACGCTAGATGCACCGGAGGACGTGGCGATGATCGAGACAGCGGAAGCCTCGTTCATCAGGAAACCGTTACCGCTACCGACCGAAATCACATTGAAGACTCGGCCGAGACCTTCCATACCCGACATGACGGGTACCTCCTACTTGTTGGCGGGGTCTTGGGCCGGGGGCGCCACTGCCCGACTTGCTTACTCGGAGCCCGGAAGGCTCCTACTCGGATATTTCGTGCTGCACCCGGCATCGGACCGGTGTCCGTGCCGCTTTGATGCGGCATGGCGGGGATTCCTTTCCCCGTGCAGCTCCCTCCGGTTAACCAGTCGGAGTCTGGTTGTCGCTCACGCTACACAACAGGTTGTCCGACACCTAGCGAGAAGCGATTTGTACGAACGGGCTTAGCGTCGAACTTGATCCATTGTGGGGCGTGAGTGCACTCTGCAGCCACGGCCGACCGTCGACCCTGCTGATCAAGCGGAACGCAACCTGATTGTTCTGGAAGAGGAAGTGCTCGGAAGAGTCCACGCGGACCTGCTGCCGGTCACCAATCAGGTAGTACGAAAGGTCCACGAAGTTGATGTCACCCGTGGTACCCAGCGCCGGAGTCTTCTCAGTGAAGATCACCGGACGACCAAGGATGGTCATCGGGGGGATCTCCGAACCAGGCTGGCTCCAGCCACCGATCCATACCGGACCGCCACCGGTACCGACCGAGAGCGCCATGGTGGCCAGCTCCGGGAAGGTGTCAATGGACGCGATCCAGTAGGCGTTCTTGAGCGACGTCGGAAGCATCCGGGAGTACATCTTGACGATGTTCTCCCAGACGATGGTCTTCGTGGTCTGGCCCGATTCCTTGGCGACCTGGACGGAAGCCTCGGAGTTGATGAATCCCTCAGGCTCGCCCACACCGGAACCGGTCATGAACGAGACATCCTCGAACCACGCGAGACCCTTGGGCACGCGCGAGTCGAACCAGCCTGCGAACGCCGGCGCGTCGTCCAGAAGTTCGGCCGGAACCTTGAAGAATCCGGTGAGCTTCTTAGCGTCCAGGACGACCTTACCGAAGGTGGCAGTGGACTCAGTGAGCTGTGCAGCTTCCTCGGTCCAGTAGAACTGGACGCCACCGAACAGCGAGCTGACGTGGCTGGTGTCGTCCACGGTCGGGATCGGGACGCGAAGCGTGCTCATGGGGATCACGGTCGCCTTGGATCGGACGATCGTGTCCTCCAGCGCAAGCTGGTAGATCTCGGAGCGCATGAGTTCCGGGATCAGGAAGCCACCAGCGCCCGGCTCCTCCGAGCCGAAACTGTTCTGGAACTCCTGGATGTGGCCCAGTTTGGCCACCATCTCTGCTCGGCCCGGGCGGGTGCTCGGGGCGCGAAGCTCGAAGATCGCCTTGCAGTACTCACCGATGTTCGAGAAGCGCTGATCCTGGGGGAGGTCACGCTCCATCGCGGCACCCATGGAAGTCTTGTTGTAGACCGTGCCGCGGCCCTTGCTGACGGCCGCGGTACCCTCCGGGGAGAGGTCGCCAGTGCCGCCGTTGTTCAGCTTGCCGCCAAGTTTGGCCTCGCCCTTGTTGCCACCGTCGCGCACCATGTCGAAAAGAACAGACTGGACCTGGTTGCGCATGTCCGCAACGGTGTCCGGGTTGTTCTTGACGTAGTGGCCGGCGTAGGCGTCAAGGAACTCCTTGGTCGAACCATCCGCGACAGCGGACGCCGAAAAATAGTCCTTCAGCTTCGAGTGGTTACCCAGAACTTCAAGCAAACCCTCAGAGTCTCCGGGAACAGTCATCTTGACCATTTAGTTGCCTCCCTTCAAGGCGTCACGCATGGCGGTCGCCAACAGCGTGTAATCGGTCGAGTCGTCAGGAGCATAGTCCGGATTGACCCTCTTCATCAGCCCTTCCAGTTTGGATCGGGCTTCCGAAGCATTCTTCAGCCCTTCCGTCTGGGAGAGCCTGGCCAGCGCGTTGCGAACGCCTGCAGCATTGGGGGGAGAGTCGGGGGTGTAGCGGTACGGCAGCGCCCAATGCGCCTGGGTACCGGGGTCGCCCGAATTCTTCTCTCCGGCAGTGATGGCGCGGTAGAACGCCGCGGGGTCAGACGCTTCGGAACCGTTGTGCCACGCCTTTGCGGCGTCCCACGGGGAGTTGTCGACGTCCGCGTTACTGATCACAGTATCGGACTTGGCAGTCTTCTTTGACCCGGGCATGGGCGGGATGTCCTTGATCTGCTTCCCGTCCGCGTCGAAGTAGTCGTGGTCCGTGTCGCCTTCGGGGGTCGAGTCGTCGTCGCCGTCCCCGTCCGGGTCGAACCGCGCCTTACCGTCCGCTCCCATGACCCATCCGTCACCCATGGGCTTGTCGCCATCGGTGTCGACGTTGAACACGGTCATGTCCCAAGTGTTCTTGGGATCATCCTGGCCGCGCACCCGGTCGGCCAGGCCATCGGCCACAGCCTCCGAGTCCTTGTACCAGGTGGTTGCCTTCATCTTGGCGCGCCAGTAGTCCGCGGACTTTCCGGACCGCTCAGCGTAGATGGCCGCAATGTTGTCGGATGCCGAATCGAGCTGATCAGCCAGGTCCCGCATGTCCGCAGCGTTGCCGATGCCGGCCGCGAAACCGTCGTGGATCATCATGGTCGAGAACGGCGCCATTTCCAGCATGCCGGGGGAGGCAGCCTGGGCAATGAACGATGCAGCTGAGGCAGCGAGACCGTCAATGGTGATCGCTACCGTGCCGCGCCGCGCCTTTAGGCTGTTGTAGATGGCGATGGCATCGAACACGTCTCCGCCAGGCGAATTGACATGTACATCCAGGTCCCCGTCGACTCCCGCCAGTTCAGCCAGGAATTCCCCGGCCGACACGCCATAGAACCCGATCTCGTCATAGATGCTGACGAGGGATGGGGCGTTGTCCGCCTTACGGTTCTCGATCTTCCACCAGCGCGGTGCAGCGCTGGTGAGGTTCTGAAGCCGTCGCGTGGACCGCAACGGCCGTGCTCCGCGACTCATTTGCGGCCTCCGGTTTCTATGGGCATGTATCCGTCGCTCATCACCTTGCGGAGGAGCGACGACAGTTCAGCGGTGTCCGGTGCTTTGGCCCGGAGAGTGATGGATTCGCGGTTCTCCGGCTGGACCTGGGTCTCAGTCTGGTCCGCGCTTTCCGGGGGAACGGCGGGGTTCATGCCGGGAAGGGCCGGGGTCGGTTTGGCCGGCTCCTTGAAGTCCATCCCGGGAAGCCCCACGACTTCCAGCACGTCATCCGGCTCGAACCCGGCGTCGATCAGTGTCTTGGCGGCGTTCGCCTTGGCTACCATCTCAGACGCAGCGTTCTCAGCGTTTACGGGACTGGGATCGTCGTAGTCGAACTCCACCCCTTTGCCGGCCGCGCCGAACAGGGGCAGAAGCTTGTGGTTGAGCGTGTCCCGACGACGCTTCAGCCGGGGGAGAACCTGCCAGGTGGTGAAGACTTCCTCACCCGTCTCGGCATTGGCCCGGTTGACATCTTCGGACGAACCCATCATGGCCTTGTGCACGCGCCATGCTTCCCGAAGTTCGTCACGGTTGGCCAGTCGGAGGTTCCCGTACTCCATATCCTTGTTCGTGGTGGTGGAAGGCTGCCAGGTCATGCCATCTTCCAGCACGCCCACATGGCCGGCCCGCGCTACGCCCCGGTGCGACTCGCGCCACCGTTCGATGAGCTCGTCAAACTCGCGCTCGGTCAGGTGGTTGGGGACAGTGATCACACCGCCCGGGTCCGCGCCGTTCAGGAACAGGTTGCGCTGGTACTCAGTGGCGTAGCGCTGCTGCTGAATGTTGGGCATGATCGACTGGACCGGCCCCGCGCCCCGGTAGGGGTCCATCGGGTCCGGTCGCTTTTCCAGGATCACTTCGTTGCGCTTCAGGGGTACCTGTTCCCCGGTCGGGCCCGTGTAGATCCAACCGATCAGGTAGTCGTCGGGGTCCGGCACCGGTTCCATACGGTCGGGACGGACGTACCACATCGACGTGGGGAAACCGATCTCGGTGTCCAGGACCCAGAACGTCTCACCGGTCAGTTCCTCGTGCTGCTGCGCACCCTCGCGGAACTCGAACCCGGAGTGAAAGGAGTTGGGATCGTTCCACAGTTGAATGGCAGCGTGCTGAACTACCTCGATACGCTGGTCACTGCCCGTGTCCCCCGTGCTGTAACGGCGCCGGCCGTCCGTAGGCGCCTTCTTGTACAGGTGCCAGCTAGGGGTGGCGGACGCTTCGGCCAGAAGGCTGATGATGCCGTAGAGGGTTCCGCTCATGCCGTACTGGCGCATGAACGTCTCTCGGTCCTGCTTACCGGCACCGAGGTTGTAGCTGAGACCGCGGGAGCGGGATGCGGGCTCACCGATCGGGATAGGGGGCTTGTTCCCGTTCAGGAGCCGGCGCAGTCCCGGTTTCACTCTTCATCCGCGATGATCAGTTCAAGAACCAGGAGGCTGGCACCGATGGCCAGCCACCCGAGACCTGAATTCAGGTGCCAGGCTGCGTAATCGATGCAGCCTGCACCTGCCACTGTCAGCGGAACGGCCCGTAGGTTGGCGAGTGAAGCCTTGTGCGGTGCGACGATCTTCTTTGCCACGCTCCGGACCACTCCCACGACAGCGGTGATAACGGGGAGGAGACTCAGGGGCTTTCGCTGCGCCCCGTTATGCGTAAGTACAGCCATGGTGTTTGCCTCCTCCGCCGTCAGTATGACTCTGTGTGGCCGAACTGTCCATCCGACTGGATCAGCGACCGCCGCACGTGGTGCAAGTGTGCCACGTCTGTCGGATGACGGTCTTCCCGCCCACGATCTCAACGGTTTCTTCGATCTTACCGCCGGCCCCGCCACATGCGGTGCACGTGCTCATGTCTGCCTGCCGCCTAGTCGAAAGTCGTTTCGATCCGGATCTTTCCGTCGTGGAGGATGACCCCGGCCACTCCCTGACTCGGCTCACAGTTGTAGTGGCCTCCACACCCGTTGTCGTAGATGCGGATCTCCAGGTCTCCGTGGGCGTGGACAAGGATCTCCAGTTGGCGGATCAGTTCCGCAACTTTCATGTCTGCCTGCCCCTACTTCCGAATGGAGTCGAGAGCGGCCCGGACGAAACAGTCCTTGGCTTCCAGCAGTTTCCGCAGGCCCGCTGTCAGCTCCGGGCAGTCCGGAAGTTGCTGGATCATCTCGTCTGCCAGGTCATGGCACGCCTGCGAAGTGTACTTGAGAGGGATCGGGAGGTGATCGTACGCGAAGTGCCTGGCAACCGCGGTAGTGCCCGGGTGCCTGTCGGATGTGTCCATGTCTGCCTCCTAGTATCGGAATGATCTGTACTGCGGTCGCCGTCCCAAGTCTACGTGCGCCACGGCGTACCGCATGGCATCCATGCCGTGATCGTTGTCCTTGACCGGCGCTTCCTTGGGAGCCTGGTTCCCTGTCCGGTCCCAGACGTAACCCACGATCTCGTCCATAGTGCTGGTCGGCCGGCGCGCATCGTCCAGGGACTGATCCCGCATCTCCAGTGCATCACGGCACAGGTACAGCCCTGGTTTGCCGTCACCCCTGGGGCGCATCCGCGCCTGTACCGCCTGGATGCCCAGTGACACATCCTTCTTTGCTGCGATCGTGCTGCGCCCCAGATGCCGTTCCAGGGTGGCGCGCCCCTCAGCGTCGTGGTCGCAGATGATCGCCTCAGGGGCCGACTCCCGGGTGCGCCCCCGGAACGCCTTGATGATCGCCTTGGCGTGGTCCTCCACCAACGTCTTGGTCTGGTAGATCTCCTTGTACAGGTACATGCGGCCGTCGGGGTCAACGGCCCACGCCTGCCAGACGAACGGGTTGGTGTACCCGAAGTCGATGGACCAGAACCGGCGCCACGTCTGAGGCGGTTCCCCAATGTGCTTGTGAATGTGCAAGGCGGGGTCGAATTCGTCATAAACGAGACCTTCAGCCGCGGCCCACACCCCGCCACGCAGGCGAAGTTTCCGCACCCCGGTCAAGGCGTCGAGTTTCTCCATGTACGCCGCGCCGTACTCGGTCAGCGTGCTGCCCTGGTAGATGCGCGGGTTGTCCGTGTGCTGCGAATTGAGCATCTTGGTGCGCCCGCGGTCCGACCTGAGTTTCAGCCAGTGGTTCGGAACGTCGGGGTTGCAGTCCGCGATCAGTTGCTGGAACGAGATCCGACCATTGCGCAGTCGGGACGTGATCGCTTCCCAGTCGCTCTCGGACAGTTCGGTGGCTTCCTGGACGTAGGCGACGTCGTACTCACTGGACATGATCCTTGTGGCCTTGTCGAGACCTCCGATGGAGATCGTGCTCCCGTTGGCATATCTGTACTGCGCAGCGTCCTGGGACGATCCTCCGTACCAGACCACTTCCCCCGACTCCAGCGCCTCTTTCGCCACGTGTTCCTTGAACGTGACCAGGGCTGTGGAGGTGAGGGAGACCGCGGTCTTGCGCAGCATCACACCCCGGGCGTTGGGGTTGGAGATCATCATGGCGTGGAGCTTTTCCAGGGCCGCCCGGGATTTGCCCGTGCCGGCCGGCCCGGAGAGCAAGATCTCCGGGCCGCGGTACTGGAACAGTTCCAGCGCCGTGCCGTAGGGGCGGTATACGTGCTTACCCCCGGTCTCAGTCGTCATGCTGCGCCCCTGCGTCCTGCCGCGCCTTCCACGCGCAGTCGGTACGGTGCCATTTGTAGTTCATCTCCCCGTGACCGCAGTCGCACCCCGGGGTAGGTTGCCCGCTCTGGCCGAAGTACAGATCTACGAACTCCCCGTCATCCATTGAGCCACGCGGCCGGCCGCAGGGACAGCGTCCCGTCCTCGTTCGTGCCCCACCAGTACCACTTGCCGAAGTAACTGACGACCTTGACCTTCACCGCTCCTGCCTCTCTGCCTGCGCCCTGGCGTAGTCGTACGCCTGGCGCCACGTGACGAACTGTGCCGACTGGGGGCCGAACGCCCACCACGGTTTAGCGCTGGGGAGGTGGGACCGCATCTTGTACACGGTCCACTTCACGATTTCTGAACCCCGGGGCAAAAACCGGACGGAGCCGAGAAGAACTCCTCCTTGTGCGGGGCATGAGCCAGACTCGACCCGCATCCGCGCACAGGAAGGGGCTCGGGCGCCGGCTGCTTCGGGGTCCCCAGGTGGTACGTAACCGCTCCACTTTCGCCCACCGAGATCTCCCCCAGGTAAATGGTTACCGTGGCCGTGGCCGTGGCCAGGTCGCCTGGCTCATGGGAGACTCCGATCTTGGCGACCTGGTTCGTGATGTCGGCCCCGTTCAGGATCACTCGAACGGGGATCAGTCGTTTGCTCACGTCAGCTCCTCCGGGTTCACGCCGATGATGATGTGCTCAACCGGGGTCACGGTCACGTTCACCTTGGCTGGCAACTGGCCCAACTCTTCCGCGACCGCGCGCAGGAACGATCCCTTGACGCGCATCATGTCCGCTTCCGCCATCGTCGCGCCGTCCTTCTGCGCCTTAGCCTCAATCGCCTCGATGTCGGCCTCGTACGTCGCGATGCGGTTCAACTTGTCCGCCACCCACAGGCCGGCGTACTTGTCGTCAACGTTGGCCTTGATCTTGGCGATGGCCACGGCGTGCTTCTGTTTGAACTCAGTGATCACACTGGGGACCACGCCGTACTCCCGCGCCATGTCCAACTGGGTCCGTTGTGGATCAGCCAACTCACGCATCAGGCCCAGTTTCCGCCACGGGGGGATCATGGTTTTCGGCTTGCGACCCCTGTTTGCAGGAACGTTCGACAGCTTCTGACCAGGCTCCGCGATGGCGGGCAAGAGAGCCGGCTCATCCGGATCGGGCTCAGGAGCGGCGTCATTCACGCCTCTGATCAGCACCATTGTTCACACCCCGGTTCACGTACGGACTTGACGAATCTCATGCTACGGCATGGGAAGGGCCCCGAGTCAGCCCCGGGGCCCTGATCCCTACTCCTCGTTGTGCCCGCCTTCCCTGGCCGGCTGGTCCTCCCACTGCGGAGGGGCCTCATCGTCGGTTTCCTCGTGCTCCCGGCCCATCAGTCGTCGTCCTCACTGGTCGGGAAAGGCTCCGGTGCCTGGTCCTGGGTGTCGGTCCAGACAACCTCCCCGGGGTGCTGGGGGTCCTCGTTCGCCTTGGCGCTCATCGCCCGATCCCCTTCTCTCTGAAGTCCTTGCAATAGCACAGGTGGCACGCGGTCTTGCTGCCGTTCTTGTGCTCGGCTGTGTGCTTCACCCGCCAGTGCCCGCACTTGACGCACTTCGTCTGGTCCCACAGTTTCACGGGACCTCCGGATCGATCAGGTCGATCAGATGGTCTACTCGCCACATGTCCACCATGTTCCCCGCGCCCCACTCTCCGACCTTTGCCCTTTGCTTCTCTGCCAGTTCGTGTGCGTGCTGGTTCAGGATTCGGTCCACGTCGGCGTCATCTTCGGGTCGGGCGATCCATATACCTGTGCCGCGGTACCTGAGCGAAATCAACAGTTCCTCTTTCGCGCTCAGTTTCTCGTGCCACGAGTCCACTTCGCTCCCTCCGGATCGATCAGGTTGGCAGCATCGTCCGAGCCATCCCGGTAGGCACTTACCCCCGGGCCATAGAAGACACCGAACTTGCCGGGCATACCAGAACTCCGGATCTTCTCTGCCAGTTCGTGTGCGTAGGCGTCGATCAGGGCTGAGGCCCGTTCGCTTCGGTCGGGACTGTGGGTGCCACCGCTCATTACTTCGGCGTACAACTCGTCTCGTGCGCTCACTTCGCTACCTCCGGGTCGATCAGGAATGCCGCGCGGTTCATGCCCACGCTGTACTGGCCCGGGTCGTTCTGTAGGTCCCTGTCCGCCCGGATCTTCTCTGCCAACTCGTGTGCGTGCTCGTTCAGTGCTGTTTCCAGGAACCCCCTAGCGTGTCCGGGGGTCATGGCTGCGGTACTGGTGATGATCCTAAGAAGTTCTCCCCTGTAGGAAATCACTTCGCTCGTTCCACTGGTGAGGGTGCACTCCGGGTGCGGGTGCACTTCCTCCCCGTTCTCCTCGTAGCACAAACCGCAAACCAGCAGCCGTGCGTAGGGTTGCTCACTCACTTCTGTACCTCCGGGTCGATCAGGTCTGCAGCATCGTCCAGCCCCGCCATGTGGGTGAGAAACCCATGAGCGTAGGACCCGTCAGCCTTCACCGGGAGGGGCATCCCCCGGGTCTTCTCTGCTGCCCTATGAAGCGTGTTGTTATGGATCTCTATCAGAGCTTCGTTGCACAACTCCAGCCATTCGTCGCCGTCACGGGAGTTGATGAATTCTTCCCATGTGCTCACTTCGCTACCTCCGGATCGATCAGGTCGGCTGAACCGCTCATGTGCCGGTGTTCCGCGCTGTCGGGGTCGTACTTGCAGGCGTCTCGCATCCCCCGGATTTTCTCTGCCAGTCCGTGTGCGTAGGCGTCGATCTTTGCTGCTGCTTCGCGCCGTGCCTCGTCGTCATCGGCACTCGGCACGGACCCGAACAACAGCTCTACCAATTCGTCTCGCTCACTCACTTCTGTACCTCCGGGTCGATCAGGTCTGCCAGCCGGTTCCGGCCGGAACGCCATCCGTTGGCGTAGTACCAGCCATAGTGGTCCAGCACGTCGTTGTAGCCCTGTTCGGTGGCGCGTCGCTGCTGTTCTGCCAACTCGTGCACGAACGCCCGGGATTCGGTGTCCAGGTCCGCGAAGGTCATCGTCACCACTCCTTGAACGTGTCGCAGTAGCAGGACTCGCAAGCCTTCAGGTCAGCCATGAAATGCTCATCGCGGCTGTGGCCGCAGGAACAGAGTTGCGGTGGAAGGTCCCGGGTCACGTGCACGTGGGGCCTTCGTGTCAGGTGGGGAAGCGGCAGCGGTGCCTGCAGGGTGTCTCCGGGGAGTGGTACGTCCACCACCGTGATGCCGGGGTTCTTGCGGAGCGGCCAGGGAATCCAGGGCTTGTGACGACCCCGCGGGGTCCGGGTGGCCGTGATCTCCCAGAGATCCGCCTCCAAAGTCCGGCCGTCCCGCTTCTGCGCCACCAGGGCGAGGCATCCAGCCGCGTCCGCGATGGAGTAGAAGTGGTTCCACGCCTCGACACCTAGGCCGTTCTTCCCGCGCTTGCACTGGATCATGACCGGTACCGGGTGACGGGTGATGCGGTCCGCCATCAGGTCGAAAGCGACCAGGTCGGCTACGCCCTTGCTGCCCGCGGATCGGACGACGTAGTAGCCCACTTCCTCAAAACGTTCACGTGTGCGGTTCTCAAAGTCCGCACCTAGCCTGTACTGTGAACTTGCCATCTGAGCCTGCCTCTCGGATCGGTTCCCGGCCCCGGTATCCACGTACCGGGGCCGGTCTCGTTGTCAGACGAGCCGGATCGACTCAGCGGGGGCGTTGATGCTGGACTGTGCCGCACCTTCACCGATGTAGAACCGGACTGTGAACACGTGGGGACCGTTGCCCGCCATGGAACTGGTCGGGTGCACGAGACCCTTGACCTTGTAGCCAACCTCCCCAATAACCCAGTGCCCATCGATGGTTCCCGCATAGGTCTTGCCGTACTCCGTGGTAGCCACGACCGGCGTGCCGTTCACCATCGCGTTCACGGCTTCCTGAGTGTTCATGTCCGGCTCCTTCGTTTTCCGCTTCCCTGTCCTTCTGGGGTAAATCCTCCTCCGTCTGGCTAGGAGTGTCAACCCCTGTCTACTACTTGTTCCGGGCAGGGGTGGTGGAACACCCCATCTTCCGGCAATCCGGGTTCGTGCACATGGTCAGCACCCCCTCTCTTGGTTCTGGATGATCCTTCGGTACCGGACCACGGAACGACTGGAGACTCCCAGCCGGCGCGCGATGTCCGGGACGGTCTCCCCGCGAGCCGTGAGGACTCGTGTCGCCTCGATGCGATCCTTCCATGCCAGGCGGACCGCTCCGTACCCGGGGTGGCTGGTGAGGACCGTGTCCAGGTCGAACGGGTCCGACTCCGTGTAGAAGTCGGGGCTCCGCCAGTTCGCCTCACCCTTTCGCATAGCACGCTGCCCAATCGTCCGCGGCCTTGCTGGCACCTGCAGTGATCTTGACGCCCATCCACTCGAACGACAGGGCCGACAGGACGTGGTCCCGGACCTCTGCCAACCGCTTCCGCGGGACGCTGCAGACGATCTCATCGTGCACAACGGCCCGGAGCATCGGGTGAACGGCGGGGTCCAACCGGAGGAGACCTTCGCACATCAGGTCCCGCGCCCCACCCTGGCCCATCAGTGCCGGAGCCTGGGTGTGCGCCCGGTACGGATCGCAGCGCATCATGCGGCCGAAACCGTTGTCCAGGAGCGCCCCCGCGGCACCTATGGACCTGATCCGCTCCCGCCACTCGCACAGTACGGGGAACCGGTTGGTCATCTGCTGGTCGAATGCCTGAGCCACCTGGGGGTCCACGCCGGACTTGATCAGGCCGTTGACGCTCATGCCGTAGTTCCAGCCGTGCCCGCATCGCTTGGCGTTGTCCCGCCAACCCCCGTCGTGCCGGCCGAACACCAGGTCGGCAATCTCAGCGTGGGCGTCCCGTCCGGGGGTGAACAGTTCCATGTACGCCCGGTCCTGGGACAGTGCCGCGATGGCGCGCATGTCGACCTGGTCGAGGTCAAACGTGATCAGGACCTCGCCCGGTTCGGGGAGGAAGACCCCGCGTTGGGCGACCTTTTTCTCCCCGCGCTTACCGATGTTGGTCAGGGACGGGCGTGTCATGGCCCAGCGCCCCGAAGCCTGGTCGGCCCCGATACCGCCGTGCACCCGGTCACCGATCAGGTGGTTCTGAATCTCCTGGTACTTGGCGGTGACTCCGGCAACTTCCTGCATCAGGGTGAGCATGGATGACGCCCCCGGGGACACCCCGGGACGGGACTTGAGCGCCTTCAGGGCGTCCCCCGAGACCGAGACGGAGCCCTTGTCCGTGAGCACCGGTTCCAGGCCGTCGCGGGACAGCATGTGCTCGAACCATTCCTTGCCCAACTTGGAGCCCAACGGGGCCTTCCCGCCGGTCCGGGGGAGTCCGTAGGAGTCGTGCAGGGACTCCAGGGCGTTGACCCGGTTCATCTCCTCCCACCGGACACGCTGATCCAGGAGATCGGTGTCAATGCGCCATCCGTTGAAGGTCATGCGGTTCTGCAGGGAGACGACACGCATCTCCCGGCGTGCGTACGGGGTCAGGGCAGGGATCAGCGCATCGTAGACGGCTCGGGTAGCGGCCAGGTCCCCCCGGAGGTACGAGCGGTAGTCCGGGTCGTCCACGGGGATCTTGTCGTATCCTCCGTGCCGGTCCGCCAGCCCCTTCAGGTCGTCAGTCTTCCCCGCGACACCCAGACGGGCCGCTACCGCGTCCAGGGAGTAGTAGCCGGGAGTGGACCAGGGTTTCTGCCCCCGGGCTCCCGGGGGGTCAGCGAGCCTCGCCAGGACCATCGTGTCGACGGCTCCGGCGGAGAGTTTGGCGTAGTCGCCGCCTTCGTGCCGGGCCAGGGCCGGAATGTCGAACGCGAGGATGTTGTGGCCGACCTTGACGGGTGCGGCCTGGATGGAGTGGACCGCGGCCCGCTTTGCCCCCGGGTCGGAAGACACGGTCACGGGTGGCTGTGACACGCCCACCAGGCGGACGAACGGACCCTCGTGCTGGCCTTTGTACAACTGGTCGGCCGATGCGCCTTCCAGGTCGAACACCAGGGCCTCAGACACCGGTTACCCCCAACTCGCTCATCCTGTTGCGAACCGCCTGGACCTCCGTGGACGCCATGATCAGTTCGGCGTCCTGAAGGTCGAAGTTACCTGCCAGGCAAGCCGTAGCGGACCGCTGCAGGTGGTTCAGGGAGGCTACCCAGTGGTATTGCATGTTGCCGTCCGGGAGCGCCTTGTGGCCCAGGATGGTGCTGACATCGGAGTCCAGCGAGGTGCAGTCGTAGAAGAACCCCTCAAAGTCCTGGGACGCCCGGTCGGAGTTGACGTTCGCCATGTCGTTACCGAGCACCCCCAGGTCGTGACTGCCGCCGTTGGCCATCCAGGTGGTCACCCGGTGGGACATCTCAGCGGGTGTCGGGGGGAGAGGGTGGGCGTGCAGGGTAGCGGCCAGGAGGATGCCGCCTGCGGCTGCAGCCAGTACAAGGGTCGTGGTGGAAGCGGAGCGTTTCACGGTTTGCCTGCCTTGGTTCCGTGTGTCGATGGGTGTCTAGCACTGACCACTATACACGTTCTGTGGTCCGGTCAGTCAAGGGGACCAGGTCGGATCTTGAGAAAGGCCGTCGACCATACCGATCGGTGCCGGGTGTTGTAGGGGCCGGCCGGCGCGGGGTCGACGGTCGCCGCGTAGGTGCCGACGCGCCGGAGGTAGCCAGGGGACTGGTTCCGGCTGTGGGCCACAGCGAAGCTCCGAGCCGTCGTGTGGCTAGGTGGGATCTTCGCGGCCGGCTGGGTGGTGATGCCGACCTTCGCCATCTCGATACGTACCGCCAGTTCCCACGTAGGCATTGGCATCAGCAGGTTCCGCCCGACGTACTGGGGGTTGGAAGCCAGGTGGGTGAGGCGGGGAGAGCACGCGTTGCGCTGGTCCATCTCGATCTTGTACTGAACCGCCTTCGCTCGACGGGTGATCTTGCCAGTGGGCCAGTTCAGGACCGGGGGCAGGGGGTTGGTTTCGAGGTAGGTGTTGAGGCTCATCAGGACGGGGGACATCTGGATCACTCCTGGGGGGTCGTTGCGAGGGTGAAGGGCAGGAACGGATTCAGGGGCGCGGTGGCAGAAGTGGCACTTCCGCCACACTCCTGCTCCACATCGTTTCTCGGCTCAAAAATCTCTTTACCTTCTTTACTGTTCGTCACGTCTGGAGCTCCCGGGGAGAAAACTGCCACTTCTGCCACCGACCCCCCGGAAGGCTCGAACCCCTGTTCCCCTACCGGGCGGATGATCACGTTCAACCCCCGGTCCTTAGTCGGGGCAATTCGGACACGCTCCACACCATCGATGCTGGTCAGACGCGCGATGAGCTTGTTGCGGCCAATCGTGTGCCCGCCGTTCTCCTTCGCCCAAGCCGCGAACAGGGCGGAGAGTTGGGTGGCAGTTGTTGCCTCCGTGGGTGGCAGTATCGTGCGGCCCAGAACTGCCACCACCGACAGCATTTCTGCCACCCACTGCCGGACCCGGTCGCTGCCTTGCTCAAACTCGTCCCCTACCCGGGTGTCCGTAGGGGCGTAGTTCCCGCGCAACAGGTACCGCTGATACGCCCGCACCCATCGCTGGACGATGCCCGGCAACTCCTCCCGGAGCTTGGCTTCCAGGGAGGCATCCTCACGCCCCTCGAAGCTGTGCCGGAAGTGGAAGGGCTTCATACGGTTCGCGTAGGCGCGACTACTCTCCCCCACAGCCGGGAGCTCGTTGGCGCTGAAGGCGAACAGTGCGGTGTTGGTGAACTTGAACTGACCCCCGTACTTGCGGTTGCCCGTGATCGGGTCCTCGCCCGTCATCATCTTGAACACCGAAAGGTCCGCTACATCCTTGGGGCTCAGGTCCGCCGCGGTGTTCAGCACCTTGCCGTAGACGTTGGCCGCAGCGAACCGGTCATCGGCCAGGGCGTGAAGGGTTACCGCGCTGGTGTTCTCCCCGCCGGCCACGGCGTCCAGGAGCCGCAGGAACGTGGACTTACCGCTATGGGACGGGCCGTAGGCGAACAGCGCCTTACCGGGAGTCCGGGAGGGATCGAGCATCGTGCCCGCCACTTCCTCCAAGTCGTCAGCCTGTTCCGGGATGACCTCCATCAGCCACCGCTCATAGACGGGGCAGGAGGCATCCGGGTCCCAGTCGACCGGGTGCTGGGTACGGGACATGTAAGAGGGGTCGTGCGGGAGCATGGCGCCGGTTCTCAGATCGACCATGGTGTTGAGGAAGTTGGCCAGCGGTTCGAGCATCCGCTCCGGGAGGACGCGCTTGTCCCGGTACAGGATCGACTTCACCGACTGTTCCGCCGACGACGTGTGCGCGGACCGGTGCTGTTCACCCAGTCGCAGCGACACCTCCGACATCAGCGCCATGGAATCGGGGCGGTACACACCTCCCGTGTAGATGGAGACGTGCTGTTCCGCTGTGAGCGCTGCCGGCTGGGCAGAGAGGATGTCGGTCGCCAGGGTCTGAACCATGAGCCCATTCTTGTCGAAGAACGGACTCGCCTGGCGATGGGCAGGTGCCTTGCCGGGCGAAGCCTTGGCGCGGCCGATCCAGCGCGACAGCGACTTGGACCGCTGACCCTCCGGCATCGTGGCCAGAACGTCGTCAACGCCCTGCTTCCCCTGAGCGGGGGTCCGGGCGAACGCAACCGCCACCGCGCCCGCCATCTCCAGCTCCTCCCGGAACTGGGTGGCAGCGTCATGGACATCCCGGTTGGTGCCCATGTCCCCGTCGAACATCACGACAATGTCCCGGTCGTCCACCCAGTTGAGCGGGAGCTTGGACCACGCCCGGCACCCTGCGATGCCGTATACCGCATAGTGCCGGGGAGCCCAGGACAGCACGGCAAGGGCTTGCTTGGTCCCCTCCACCATGAGGATCGGAGACGTGTCGTCGTCATCCCTCAGCCTGTTGAACGGGAGCTGGACCCCCTTGGGGCCGATGTACTTGGGGCCTTCCCCGGGGTTGTCGGGGCGCATCTGGTACGCGCCGTTCTCAAGACCGGGGCCCCTCCACGGGAACGCCAATCCATCAGGAGTGGAGATGATCCCTGAACTGTCGATCACGGCGTCAGTGATCGCTCCGGAGTCTTTTAGATACGCCCGGTGATCAGGGGTTACTGTCATTGGTGCCTGCCTCTCAGTAACGGTTGTCCGGGACCGGTTCAGGAACCCTCGCGGGTGCCGTCCCGACCGGGTGCCCCATCATCACCCCCGTTACCCTCTGTCGTCACCTTCACGGCATCCAGGTAGGCGGTCAGCGACGCCTCCGAGACACGGACCGCGCCGGTCAACGGCCTACGGGTCGTGCTGTACTTGTGCGCGACCAGCCGGCCGTCACGGATGTATCGGTCCAGGGTGCGCATAGAGACACCCAGCCGGGCAGCGGCCTCGGTCCGGGTGATGAGCTTATCGGTGGTGTTCATGAGGATCACAGTACATGGCGTGTCTCGACTTGACAACTCCTGTCTAGTGGAGGAGAGTGGTTCTCAGAGGGGCCGGGACGACGAAAGCCACCGGATGGCAGCGCAAGTTCCGGCCCCTCTCACCGACAACGAAAAGAAGGCAGGTAGAGATCATGACAAAGATCAAGCTCAGCGACACGATGGAAGAGGCTCTGGTCTACCTTGGTCGCGGCGTTTACCGTGCCCATTTGGAGCCGGGTAACCGTACGCTGGCAGCCCTGGAATCCCGCGGGATGATCGTCTGGCACACAGAGGCTTTCACTTCCCCCGTCCACGATTCCACTCGACTCTGGAACGTCACGCTGGCCGGTTGGGCGTGGCTGGCGGACCAGGGCATCGACCGCCCGGCGGACGCTGGCCGGATGACGCTGGAAGAGGCGTGGAGCGACGCGGAGGCGGAAACCGCCTGCGACGCGTGGATCGCTGCAATCGACCGGAGCCTTGCGAACTCCGCAAAGGAAGATGCCGAAGCCCTGATGGACGCTACGTTCGATGACGGCCGCTACACCCTGGAAGAGGCGTGGAGCGACGCCTACCCGATGCTGGCGGACGAAATCCTGATCAACACGACCGGGGTGGACATCACGGGTGTAACTGAAGCTCTGGCGGACGACCCTCGCGGATACGAGCGCGGTTGGGATGAAGGCCGCTACACCCTGACCGAAGCCCTGGCATACGCATACACGCCCGGGGGCCAGGTCGCATGCAAGCACGGCCGGGGAATGGCGGACACGTGCGACCCCTGTTCTGACGCGCGGTTCGAGAAGGTCCACGGTCTCCGGGCCGGGCACACCGCAGGGCAGATCTACGAGGAGGTCATGCTGAGTTACGGATTTGACCCTGACTCTTTGACCTTCGGTATGTACAAGGGCGTCCCGATCCCCATGGACGTGATGAACGACTGGCGCGGTCCATTGGGCGGCGTGTGGCGTAGAGGCGTCCAGTCCGCTCAGGGAGCGCCGCAGATGGCCTTGTCCGCCGCGCTGCCCGCGTTGGGCGACCCTGCGTACGAGTGCTGGTCATGCCACTGGAAGTTCACCAGCCAGGCCAACCTGGAGAACCACCTGAAGGGGCACCAGAAGTGAGTAAGGAACTGCTGACGCTCCGTCCGTACCAGCGAGAGGCTATCGACGCTGTCACCTCTGCCTGGTCGGACGGGGTCAAGCGGCCTGCGGTGGTTCTCCCGACCGGGATGGGGAAGACCGTGGTCTTCTCTCACCTGGCCGCGGAATTCCACAAGGCCAACGGGGGCCGGGCCCTAGTCCTGGTCCACCGTGACGAGCTGGCGGACCAGGCCGTATCCAAGCTCCGGTCCGTGGCGCCCCACCTCTGGGTGGGGAAGGTCAAGGCGGGGGAGAACGACGTAAACGCTGACCTGGTGGTGGCCAGCGTCCAGACCCTGGCCAGCGAGAAGCGACGGAACGAACTGCTGAACGCCCGCGCCGGCGGGATCGGCCTGGTCATCACGGACGAGTGCCACCACGCCGTAGCCCCCACGTACGGCAAGGTCTACGCAGGCATGGGGAACGCGTTCCACGTCGGCTTCACAGCGACGCTGGCCCGGTCGGACGGCATCGGCCTGGGCTCCGTGTGGGAGGACGTGGTCTACTCCAAGACTCTCGCCTACGCGGTGAAGCACGGATTCCTGGTGGCTCCCCGCGGCCGGTCGGTCAAAGTGGACGACCTGAACCTGGGGGGCGTAAAGAAATCCCGGGGTGACTTCCAGTCCGGGGACCTGGGAGAGGCTCTGGAGCACTCCAGCGCACTTACCGTGGCTGCTGACGCCTACCTGGAACACGCGAAGGACCGGCCCGGGGTCGTGTTCACCCCGACCGTGGCCACGGCTACCGTGATGGCTCAGGAGCTCACCCGGCGGGGCATCGCGTCCGCTGTGATCTCCGGGTCGACCCCGCGCACCGAACGCCTGCGGATCTACGATGCATACCGGCGGGGAGAGATCCGGGTCCTGTCGAACTGTATGGTCCTGACTGAGGGATTCGACGCGCCGTGGGCATCGTGCGCTGTCATCGTCCGGCCCACCCAGTCAAATCCGCTGTACATCCAGATGGTTGGCCGGGTACTGCGCCCCTTCCCGGGAAAGACAGACGCGCTGATCCTGGATGTCGTGGGGGCATCGCAGGTCAACAAGCTGTCGACCCTGATCGACCTGGAAGAGGGGTTCTTCAAGGAACGCCAGCCGTGCCCGAACTGTGACTGCCTTCCCTGCGAGTGCCTGTGCTCCGAGTGCTACCAGCCGAAGCCCTGTTCCTGCCCCCCGAAAGCGCAAGCCGAACTGATAGCGGTAGGGTCGGGCAAGGACTTCGACCTGTTCGCCGCATCGAAATCCGCGTGGGGACAGACTGCCCGGGGAGTCTGGTTCGTGTCCTGTGGAACGGCCGGATACGTTTTCCTGTGGCCTACCCGGTCGGGGGAGTCGGGGACCTGGGATGTGTACCTGGCGCCCCTGGACGACCACGGGGCCCCGCTGAAGTGGCAGGGTACCGACTACGCCGGCATGCCCCTGGGAACCGCCATGGCATGGGCGGAAGCAGAAGCGGAGGAGTTGGGTGCCTACCTCACCCGTAAGGGAGCCAGGTGGCGCAAGGGAAAGCCTTCCGACTCCCAACTCAACTACGCGCGGGCTCTAGGGTGCGTCGTCCCGGAAGGGGCAGCCAAGGGAGACTTGGCGGACCTGATCAGCAAAGCCAAAGCAACCCGGATTTTCGACCAATACGCAGAAGGAACCCCCTCATGACCTGGGACACGGAGAGCGGGACCATGATGATCTTGTCGCTTATCTTCACGGTGGCTGCAGCGCTGATGCTGATCGGATCAGCGCTGGCGCACCGGATCGAGAACAGGGCGGATCGGGAGTGGCGGGAGTACATGGACTCCTACGCCCCTGGATGGAGGGACCGAGATGGCGAATCTGGGTCCTGAAGAGGAACAGGTACCGCTGCACACCCGGGAAAAGTTCGCGTTCGCGAGCATCGTCCAGGTAGCGACCTACACGGGGCCGCGGATGCTCCTCAGTCAGTGGGCGACCCCGGGCGACACAAACCCTCACGCTGAACATGCGTTGACCGTTACCCTCGCTGCCATGTGGCGGGACACCGAGAGGCAGGAAGAGATCAATGACTGAACGACGGAACCTCGGACGCGGGACATGCCGGGTATGCGGTGAGGAGTACAACCTGACCAGCAACCGGCGCATCAGGTCCCACGGGCCGCGGGACAACCGGTGCGCCGGCGGGAGTGACCACCCCGTGGATGTGGAGGTCATCAGTAGCGATGGGACCTCCACCCCGGTACTCGACAACCCCAACCCGCATCGCGCCCCGCTCACCCCAGAGGAGATGCGGCCGGTTGCTCCGACCGTTCAGGAGGCTCCGTCTGCCAACCCTGACCCGGCCCCGTTCACCACCGCGGTTCCCGTGTCCGCGACCCCGACCATCCGCGGCGGGGAATCCGTTCGGACCGGCCCGGAAAAGAGTGACTTCGACCAGTGGGGCCGGTACAAGATCCCGGACCCGGCAACGGGCAAGGTCTCCGGCCGGCAGCGCGTGACCACGTTCGTCAAGATGATCAGCGACCAGTGGGGGTTGTCCCAGTGGCAGCAGCGCGTCCTGCTGGTTGGTGCAGCCTACAACCCGGCCATCGCAGCGACCGCTGCAGGCAGGGACGCCAAGGCGGACAAGGCTTTCCTCGACGGCGTGGTGACCATCCTGAAGGATGCTGCAGGGTCCAAGGAAGCTGCAGCGTTCGGAACCCGGATGCACACGCACACCGAGCGCCTTGACCTGGGGATCATGACCGAACAGGAATTCGCTGCGCTGCCCGACTCGGAAGCGCGGGACCTGTTCGCCTACAAGGAAGCCGTAGAGGCTGCTGGCCTGGTGGTGGAGCGGGAGATGGTCGAGCGGACCACGATGGTTCGCTCCCTGGATGTCACGGGGACCATGGACCGGGTATTCAAGCTCCCCAACGGTGACTACGTCATCGGAGATGTGAAGACCGGCCAGGACCTCTCTTACGGCTGGCTGGACATCGGGATGCAGCTCGCCTGCTACGCCCAAGGCATCAACGAGAACGGAGTTTTTGACTGGGCCTCCCGGCAGTGGATTCCCGGCCCCAAGGTGCGCACGGACTTTGCGATCGTGATGCACATGCCCGCAGGTAAGGGGACATGCACGCTGTACCGGGTGGACATCAACCAGGGTTGGGCGAACTGTGCTCTGGCCCGGTCCGTCCGCGACGCACGCAAGGTCCGCAACCACGCGGAAGTCCTGGACCTGAGTGCGGTTGCGATGCGGCCGGAAGTTTCACTCCCAGGTGACTACATTCAGGAGTCGGCCAACCGTGCGGACGAAAACGACCGCAAGGAAGCCCACAGGAACCGGTGCCCTGTGTGCGACTACTTCACAGAGACCTTCACGGACATGGACCATCACATGGCGGTCCAGCACCCTGGTATTTGGGAGGACACGTCCGGGGAAGATGAGCGCATGGTCATGCCCCTCGAAGTGCAGCCGCACAGCGAATCGTTCGGGTCGCAGGCCGTCCCGGAACCCGCCCCGGACCCCCGGGACAAGGCCCGTGCGGCCATGCACGCAGTGAAGGACAAGGGAGCGGCGGCCCAGGTCTACCGGTTCGCTGCGGAGGTCTGGCCGGCGGACACGGCGTTCCTGGCCGAACTGGTAGAGATCGGGAAGACTGCCATCATCCCGTTCTGAGAAGTCACCCGTAGGCAAGACTTGACGCGGGGAGACAACCCGTGCCATGCTGAAGGTCCTGGGGGAGATGGTCGAGGGTCCGGATCTCCCGGTGTGGCGACCCCTGAGTTGAGGACTCCCCCGCTTCCTTAGGGGTCGCCACTGCAAAAGGTTTCGGAGACTGATCCTCTCCGGGGCAACGAGTTTCGACGGAGACTCGTGGAGACTCGTGGTGACTGTTGGTATAGCCTCCCTTAGGGGAGGGGGCAGGGTCCGATTCCCTGATCATCAGCGCGGAACAACAGGAGGGGACCGTTGAGAGACGGTATGCACCAAATGTTTACCGCTTACGGTCGATGAGTAGGCCATCCCTAGGCTCGCCTCCCATCCTCCGTAAGAGCTGAACGGTACCCGGCGTCGAAGGTACCGTTCAGCCAACAACCGAAACGACTCGAAGGAAACCGAAACCAAAATGACTTCCCCGTTCAGCACTGCCCCCGGAGACAACCCGTTCTCGGTCGCTGTCTCCCCCCCGTCTGTCTTCCCGAAGATGGTCCAGCTCAACGGTATTCTCCTCCTGATCCGTCCGGTCAAGTTGGAAGAGAACCTGATCAACACCCGGTTCATGAAACCCGGCCAGGCTCCCCAGATGTACGACCGTCTGACGGCCGATGTGGAGACCATTGACCACATCCCGGCGGGTTTCGACACTAACGTGTTCCCGTCCATGTACATCAGCGGTACCCGGATCATCACCCAGGTCCGGGGAAACCTGGCCACTGGGCAGCCCATGCTCGGTCGCCTGTCGCTGTACAAGCCCAACGAGGCAGCGGGCGCCGGTAACCCGTGGGGCCTGTTGGAGCCGACCCCGGAGGATGTGCAGCTCGCGCTCCGGTACGTCAACGGCACTCACAAGCCGTCCCCGGTCGCGGCTCCGGTCGCGGCTCCGCAGTACACGGCTCCGATCGCTGCCCAGCCGCTCCACCAGGGAACCAACCCGTTCGCGTAGTACCCCCGGCCCCGCCACATCTCCCAGGTGGCGGGGCCCGTTCCGGCTCACGAATACCACAGAATGTGATGGAGGCAGGGAAGTGAAGAACTACACGGCAGCGGACTTCGGTCCCAACGGTGAAGCGGTAGCAGCTCTGATCGAGGCTGCGCGGAACCTCACCTCAGATCAGGTGACAGAGTTGGGGGCAGTTTGGCGTGACATCGGGAAGAGTGCCCCGAATGCTGCCTGGGATGCAGCTTGGATGGCAACCCGGGGGACCGCCTGGGCTACCGCCAGGGGCGCCGTCCGGGGCTCCGTCCGGGACGCAGTCCGGGATGAAATCTGGTACGCATCCCAAGGTTCCGCCTGGAACTATCTCACCAGATACGCAGTACTGGACGCCACAATCGCTCTCGCAACCCAGGACCTGATCAGCGAGGAGCACTTCAACACCCTGTACGGCCCGTGGTCGAGCGTGATGGAGGCAGGAAAGTGAAGAACTACACGGCAGCGGACTTCGGTCCCAACGGCGAAGCGGTAGCAGCTCTGATCGATAGGGCGAGGAACCTCACCTCGGATCAGGTGAAAAGTCTGGGTGAAGCTTGGAACGC